CGCTGCTCGTGCGTGATGCCGTCGCCTCGCAGGCGTTGCTGCTCAAGCAGGTGCTCGATGTACGGCTCGTCGGCCAGGCGGTCCCAGTCAACGTGTTGCGTTTCCTCTGCTTCTGCGACAGGTGGCATAGGTTCCGCGTCGTACCACTCCTCTAGCGGCTTGCCTGCGGTCTGGGCCTCGCGGCGTTGTTCGACGGCCTGGCGTAGCATCTGGTTGCGTTCTTCAATCTTCATGCTCATGGACATTCCTTTTTCTGGAAAGTGGAAAGCAGCAGTCTGCGTCCTGCGTCAAGCAGTCCGCACCGTGCCGTCACTCATTACCCGGAAGTTCTGCACGTCAAAGGCATCGCCCTCGTGGACGGTGGCCATGGCAAATCCCCAGTTCCACCGATTGATGCGAGCGTAGTCGGGCCGCAAATCGCAGAGGCACCCAGTGCTCCACGTTGCCGTCTCGCGGTGCCACATATCCGACTCGGCATGATTGCTCGTGCGGTGCGAATGGCCCACCAAGCACGTCGAGAGCGTTCGCATGTACGCGCCTCGAGCGACATTGACTGACGAAGATCCGCCGTGCAGTTCGTGGCCGTGCAGCACGGGCAGCTTGCCGAGCATCACGGGCCGCTTGTCTTCCACCAACGTCACGCCGTGCGTGTCCAGGTTGAGCCACGCTCTGAGGCTCATGCGTGGATCGTCGCTAATCTCTGTGGCGTGCTCCCATAGCCAAGCCTGCCAACGCTCTTCATGGTTTCCGAGCTTGTAGACGATTGGGATTTTCGGGAACTCTTGCCGCAGCCATTCAATAAACGCTCGCACGGCGTCGAGCTCGCCTTTAAAGTCCCGCTGCGACGGGTCTTTCATGTACCGACTGATGGCGTAGAAATCCGCGATGTCGCCGTTTAGGAGAAGAGCAGAAAGGTTTTGGTCTTTAAGGTGCCTAACCGCAGCGGCCACAGCTATCTCTGAGTGATACGGCACATGCACGTCACTGATAATGCCCACCGGCCCGAGCACGTTAATGACGTGCGGGCTCCAAGGTTCCGCCATGCTCTTAGGCATCGCTCGTTGCTCGCCGGCTTGCCGTTGCGGCCGAGGGCTCACGGACTTCACCTGCTTGCGGTTCTTGACGCCGTTGACTCCAAACTGACGAGAGATGCGTTTTCGGGCCTGCTCAATCGTCAGGGCACCGTTGGACTCACGCATTAGGCGTCTGGCTAGCGTCCTCGCTGGGGCGTCTGGGTGCCGCTTACAGAGCCGCCTGGCCATGTCGGTGATCACGTCACCCGCCATCATTTACCTCCCTGTAGCCAAGGCTAGAGAGCACCTTGCTGATGTCCTTGCCGGCCTGCTCGACGTGCTCCTCGCTTGCGGTTGGAAAAAGCGCATGAAGTAGTTCGTGCGTCAGGATCGTGAGCTTGTGCCGGCCCGTTAGCCCGCTGTGAATCAAAATCCTTGGCCGCTTGCTCTTCTGGCTGTAGGTGTAGCCGTACGCCCCGCCCTTGAGGTCCGTAAACCGGACTAGCCAAAGCTCGTCGCCGTTCAGCGTGAAGTGGTGGTCTGCCACGGCCTGCCCTTTCGCACACCACCGTAGCGGGCGAGTCAACCAATGCCGACGCGGCGGCCAAGTTCGTTTAGCTGCTCTTGACGCTTGCTGCATCCGCAGTCGCCGCCAGCCAAGGCCGAGACGCGCTCTTTGGTGATGCCGATTGCGGAAAGCCCGGCGGCCACTATGTCGCCTAGACCGGGGCGCGACTGAACGTCGCAACGGCGCACAATCTTTCCGCCTTGCGGCATTGAAAACCCGCAATGCGTACAGGTGGAAATGCCGCCCGCATACTGGAACGCGCACGTAACCATCAGAAGTTGCCGGTCAGGGCTATGTCCACATAAAACGGCCGACGTATTTCCGTGTTGTTCTGCGGGCAACTTCTGCCAGTCGTTTGGAATGCGTATTGCACAATACGGTCAAAGTCTGTGTAGGTGTAAGAAGTTTGACTACATGTGCCAGACAGGACAGATGTATTGATAACCCATTGGCCAACGCAAGTTGTCGTAACTCCAAAGCAACTGGTTGTGGTTGCTTCACCGTAAAACATTAAGCAATGACTTGCGCTCAATTGCACATTGCCAGAATTGCAGCACCACACAACATCCATATAGCCCGCCAGGGTGTACGTGATGCAATTATCGATAATGCCGCGACCGTCCGGATATAGAACGTATGTGCCATTCACAGACGACTGCATTGCAGTTGTGCTTTCGCAGCACCCGCCGGGGTGGTAGATGCTATTAAGAAAATAATACGGCAGAACTTGACTTCCTAGGGTAAGCGTCACCGTAACGCTTGAAGGAAAGTTGCGAGTGACTGGCGGGCTCGTGCCACAGAGACACCCGCCAAGACCGCCTCCACCGCCGCAGCAGCAGCCCGCGCTAGTCCCTAACGCCCCATCCTTTTCAAGCAGTTTGCCGTTTTGAACGTACAGCGGCATGGCTACCTCACGCGGTGCTGCACGTAGCAACAGAAACTGAGAACGTCACGGTAGAAGACGTGGACACTGCACCGACAGGCAGCGTGTCAAACCGCAGCGAAGTGGTCGTGAGCGTGGCCGCTGTCGCAGCGTGGGCGATGTCCCACTGCCAGTTAATCAGGTGCCACGCCGTTCCCTCGCGTCCTATTACGCAGTTTCGCGTACCAGCAGACGGCAGATTGATTAGGTCGTTCTGCACTGCCGCCGTGTTGGGCGTTGCGGTCTGGTACTTAAACGTGACGTTCTTTGTGGAGCCGATAGGCCACGAGCCAGTGAACGTGCCAATGCGGACGGGCTTTTTCTCTCTTTCCGTGAACCGAGTGCCAAACTGAAGCGGCACGCCAGCAGCAGGAGTTGTCTCTGCCTGGCGAACGACGCGAGCCACACGCTCGGCGCTTTCCCGCGTAAACTGCACTGCGTCAAAAGGTTTCTTCTGGCGTGCCATGCGTCAGGTTGGCGGCGTGCCAAAGAGCGTGGAGAAGTTGGCCTCGGAGTTCACGCGAAAATCGTGGATGAACGGGAACCCTGATGACTGATTGCCGCTGCCGTCTAATGCCACTGGATTCGCGGATGCCACCCACTCGCCATTCTGGAAATCAAAAACCATGGCCCGGCGTTTCACGCCACCACTCAGATAGTTCCAGCCCACATCGGGAATGCGTAGGTTCCACTTGCTTTCTCGGTACAGGATCTCGCACGTCGTGGCCCAGTACGTGTAGACCACGTTGTTGTACGACTCAATCGTGTAGGTGGCGTTCACGCCAGCGACTTTCCAAGAGTGAGCAGGGCAGCCGAAGTAATCGCCGCTGTTGATCTTGTTGGTGGCCTGCATTTGCGACGCAGGGAAGTTGGCGTAGTTCTTTCTGATCGTGGCCCTGACGATCTGCTCTTCAGTCGTGAGCCCCTCGAAGTAGTCGTTGGCAGAGTTGACCAGCGGCCTGCGTGTGGTGCCGTCCCAGTAGTAAAACGCTGGCACCTGGGCAGGCTCGGCAGCGAATGTCCAATCGGCTGAGCGAAACAACGGGGCAAGCAGCTCGTTTGCAGTGATCAGCCCGTACTCAGCAACCACTTGGACGTGGTACGGCGAATCCGAGTGCCGCTCTGTGGTAGTGACTTTCCTCAGTCCGAGAAACGTCAGCGACGGATGAGCAGCACCCCAGTTGTCCAAGCCAAGCGTGGTGATCAGTTCTTGCTCAGTCGGCGGATTGTTCTCTAGGGTGTTGTCCGCAAGCGTCAGCACGAACGTCCGCACTGCCTTTGTGGCCGTGCCGATCTCGCCTTCTGTCGTGCGTGCAAGCTCACGCCAGGACTGTATGGGCATTAGATGCCTCCCACGTCAGCGTAGCCAACGATGGCCACTGGCTGATTGAAGTAGTTGCTGGACGCTTGGCCGATACCTACGGCGATCTTCTCGAGCAGCTTCGTCTGTAGCCGCTGCTGAATCAGTGCGGGATCTTGGGCGGCCGCTCCGAGTTGCAGCACAAGGTTGGCGCTCTCGACGTTGCGGATGTCCGCCACGCTGACTGACTGAGCGCCAAGAGTGTTGAGTTTGCGGAGGCGTTCTTCCTGCCGCTTCGCTTCGGCCTCGGCGGCCTTGCGCTGCTCAACAAAGATTTTTTCCTGCTGCTTTAGGTATTCGTCCCTCGCCTTCTCGCCTTGCTTCTGCGTGTCTTCCTGAAGCTTCTTGACTCTCTTTTCCTCTTCTTCTCGCGCCTTGGCTTGGCCGCTCGCTATATCGTCCTCGCGTGCTGCTGCTTGGTCTAGAGCCTGCAGCCGTTGCGAGAGCGCAGCAAGTTCCTCTTGGTTGCCATTCGCCCTGGCGGCAGCAATGGCCTCCTCTGTCACCAGCATCTCGTCAACAAGCAAAGCGTACGTCTCTGCCGCCTTTATGCGTTCGCTGTTGTAGCCGTAGGCGGCCGCGAAGAGCGTCTTGTCAACTTCTTCTTCTTGCTTGAGCCGCGCCTTTGCGGCTTCCTCTTCCTGCTTGAGCCTGTCGTTGAAGAGTTGCTTTTGTCGCTCAACGTCTAGGTCGTAAGCCTCTTTGGTGATAATCCCGCCAGCGGCTTGATTCTGCGCACGCTCGATGCCAATACGGAGTTCCTCCGCTGCAGCAGCGCCGGCTGGCCCAAACTCTTCGGCCTTGACTATAAGCGAAGTCAGGCCATTCGTGGTGGACTCAAAAGCTTTGTCAAAGCCTTCGCTGAAACCTTGCGAAGACGCTTGCAGCTTCTCTTCTAGGGAAGACTGAAGATCGTCTAGTTGCTCAAGTCTTCCGGCGGCTTCCTCCAACTGGGCGTCAGCGGTCTTTGGATCGGCCAGCGTCTGCAGAACGCGCTCCTGCTCTCGGGCAACTGCGTCCAGGTCGTCCCGTATCTTCTGCGCGGCATCGCTTGATCCAAGCAGCGAATCAACTCGCTTCTGATCAGCTTCTGCCTGCTTAGTTGCAGCGCCCGCCGCATCCTTCCTCTTTGCTAGTTCCTTATCCAGCTCGGCGTTCACGTTCTTCATAAAGCCATTCATGATCTCAATCTGGTCCGCCGTCAGCCCGCCAGCCTCTGCCATCTGCTGGAACGTCTCGACGGTTCCCATGGACTGCTGCAGGAATACGGAAGCCTCGTCGCCAGCAGTTGCCAAGAACTGCTGCAGCCGCTCCTCGGTCTTGCCAAGGTTAAGCTCGACTTTGACTTCCGGTGAGCGTTGCCTCCTGATCTCGTCGCGCAGCCCAGAGAGGTATGACTCGGCGGCACCCTTCCCTGAGTTCTCTGCAGTCCCACCGTCCGCTGTGAATATGCCAACAAAGGCCCGGCCTGCGTTTGCCGCTGCTTCCTCAAGTTGGCGAGAGTTCTGCTCGGTGGCAATCATCGCCTGCCGTGTCAGTTCCTTGCCGTATTCCTCAAGGTCACTGCTGACGAAACTGCCTAGTGTTTCAATGATCTTGCCAAGCGCGGCAGATAGGGCATTGCCTGCAAGTTCAAAGACGTTCGCAACCGTCCGCAGTCCTTCACTCACAAACGTGAACGCATTGGCAGACGCGGTGAACGTCGCTGACGTGTCTTCAAACGTGACGCCGAGCCCAACAAGCCCAGACACGAACTCGTCAAAGACTGCGGCGAAATACTCAGCCCCTTGCAGCAGCACATCCGTGATGGCGTTGGCAATGCCAGTGCCGCCCTCGCCCTGGGCACCGCTCCAGCTTTCCACGAACTGCAGAAACTGATTGGTCACGTCAGTGACTGCGGGCGCGAGGTTGCCAATCACCTGCCCAACGATGCCTTCAATGGTGGCTCGCACCAAGTCGAAGGCGTCGTTCATGTCAGCGACGTTGTTCACCTGCGTCTCGCTGACGATGATGCCGAGCCGCTCAGCCTTGGCCTTGAGCTCCTCGAGGCTTGCGGCCCCCTCACGGAATAGCGGTGCCAGGGCAGCACCCTGCTTGCCGAAGATCTCAACCGCAGCAGCTGCACGATCGGCAGCCGTTGGTAGTTGAGAGATGGCGTTTCCGATGGCCGAGAACTGGTCTTCCGGCGCAAGGGCCCTGAGCTCAGCAACCGAAAGGTTGATTCCTCTGAGCGACTTGTCGAGCGCGTCGCCAGGCGTAGCCTTGCCGATGTTCACGGCCAGCCGCTGAACCGCTGCACCGAACTGCTCGGTATCCACGCCGGCCAGCTTGGCCGCGAGCGAGTAGCCCTGCAACGCTTCAACGCCGATGCCGGTACGGGCCGAGAAGTCATTGAGCGTATCGACAGACGTGTTGACGCTAGAGACGAGGGACGTGACGCGAGAGCCAATATCTTGAAAGACGTTCCCGATGGCCGAGAGCCCGTCTAAGAACAGGCGGCCAATCTCGATGCCGGCAAGTATCTTTGTGTTCTTCGCCAGAGACTCCATGCTTTTGTCGGTCTTGGCCACGGCAGTAGAAGTCTTGTCGAGATCGCCCTTGGCCTTTTCTAGGGCACGGTTGTACGTCTCTTGCGAGATGCGGCCGGCTCGCACCTGATTGTCAAGTTCTTCAACAGTTCTGCTGTACTTCTCTGCTGGCGAGATGTTGGCTTCTGTGATCTGGGCCGCACGCTTCAGGGCCGCAGCCTCCTTGGTGATCGCTTCGCTGAGGTCTTCATACCTAGACGCAAACTCTTGGGCAGTGATCTCGCCACGCTTAAGGCTGTCCGCCAAGTCGGCCATGGACTTGGACGCATTGAACTGAGCGTTGGCAGCGGCAGCACTAGTGCCGGCGAACTCGTCAAAAACGCTTGTGGCCTTAGACGCTTGGCCAGCCAACTTCTCCAGCGCCCGCTCAGCCGGCGTTAAGTTCTTCACCACGCCTGAGGCGTCAGCGTTTACTTTCAGCGAGAGTGAGAGGATTGTGGCCATGGCTTACTCTGGAAACGCCAGGAGCTTTTGCAACTCCCGCTTCATCTCGTCTGCGTGCTGGGGTGGTTTCTCAATCGGGTTGAAATCGTCCGCTTTCGGTGCCTTGCCTTGCTGGGAGTACGGTGCAAGCACGGCACTCGTCAGCAGGCCCGTCTGCCGCCATGGATCAGGAAGAGCATGGAAGTGGCGAGTGAACGCAATCCACTCCGTGAGCTCCTGCGAATCCATGCGGCGAGACAGTTCCCTCACCGTCATTCCCAAGTGCCCCGCCAGACGAAACAGGAAACGCCTCGTCGGGCGGACGCTCAGTTTTTTGCGAGTTCCTCCACGTCTGTCTCGGTCATGTTGTTGTGCTTGAGTGCCTTCTCAAAGAGCTTGGACACGATGGCGGCTGACTTCTTCGCCAGCTGCTCGATGCCGGCCTCGTCAAAGAGACGCTCGCCGCTCTCGGGATGGCACAGGCAGCGGGCCAGGTACTTCGTCCGGAAGTTGTCGATGCCCGTCTCTTTCTTGCCCACCCACTCCTTTTCGTAGCTGTCACGCTCTTCCACGGTCATGACTCGCACGCCGAGCACGAGCGGCTTGCCGTCTGCGCCCTTCCACTCGCGCACCGTCACCTTGAGAACGGGAAGATCGTCAGCCGCGAGAATCTGGGCAGCAAGTTCTGAAACGCTCAGCATGGTGTCTCCTAGCCTTGGACTCGTAGCGTGACTGCGTACCGCGTCACGTCATTGACCACGCCAGCCATGGTGAACTTCTCAAGCACTGCCGTGCCGCGATAGGCGAGCCCGCCACCAGCAATGGTGACGAGCGAGCGCTTGCCGTAGTTGGCCGTGGAGATGTTCGCCGTGGTTAGGCACTTCATCTCTATAGTGCCAATGTCAAGCGTCCACGTACTGGCGCGAGCCAATGGCATGGCACCGCCGTGCGTTACGGAGATTTCCGTAACCTCACCGAAGTTCACGCTGTTCCACGTAGCCGTAACGCCCGCTGAGTAGTCCGCCATGACGGTCCTCCGTCTGGCTTACCGCTCGAGCTTGATCGTCGCCTGGCCTCGGATGGCGTCCTGTGTGGCGAGCGTCAGCGTCGAACTCGTGACGGTGCCGACTTTGCCGCTCACGCCAGAGAGAGCCACGCCGCCAATCGTCAGCACAAAGCTTGCGGAGCTCTTGTCAGCAATAAAAGTCTTGCCGATGTAGTCAAACGTGACGCTGCGGCCGGTCTCGCCGGAGGCCGCACCAGCAAGCGGAAGGTCAAGAGTCTTGGCGGTTTCGCCAACAGTCTGGCCAAGATGCGAAACGGCAATCTTGTCATCGGCGGCAGTCGGGTCGGTGGCGCTCACAACCACGCTGGTGACGGTATAGGCCGTGCCGCCGAAGGTAAGGACTGTGCCCGAGCCATCATGCGGAGTTTCAAAGGGCATCTGCTAAGTCTCCTGCCAGAGGATTGAAAACGATTGCGTCACCTGATAAACGGGCGGCAAGTCACCGCCGGCGAGTTGTACGAAGCCGTCAGACTCGGTTTCGAGGCTCACGTTCCGAACGCTTACGTAGTCTGTCACTTGCCCGCCCCATCCATCCAGAACTGAACGGATTCTGTCGGCGGTCTCGCGGGCCTCTTCGTACGTGGTCGAGAACACGTCCACAGCCAACTGCACAGACGTGGCACCTGTCGGGCCCGAAAGCCCTTGCGAGCGGGTCACGCCCGTGCGACGCCACGTAGCAAACGGCAGGGACGCAGACGCCGGTGCGATCACGGGCCAGATACGCTGGCCAAGAATCATGGCCACGGCAGGATCTTCAACGAGTGCTCGAGCAGCTGCCTGCTCTGGTGACTTCAGCACGGCTAGCCTCCGGCCTGGATGGTGGCACCAGTCACGCTGCCGGTGCTGGTGTAGGTGAGCGCCTCCAGGGCACGCTCTAGCGAAATCCGCAGTTCTGACGTGAGCCGCTGAGCCACCTTGCCCTGATACTCGTTCCAAGTCTTTCGTAGCGGCGGCTCCCCGCTGCCGCCAGGATTCATGGCAGGAATCACGATTGGCGTCTTGGACTTTCGAAAAAACGCTTTCGGGTAGGCAGGGTCTGTCTGCACTCGCCCGCCTGTTCCCTTGGCCATCTTGAACTGCCCCAACTCGCTGTATGACGAAGCGATGTAGGCATTCTGCCCAGAGACTTGGTGGGCCTTAATGCTGGCGACTTTGCCAGACTTCATCGTTCTCTGGTGAGCCTTCCGCTGGTAGGGCTTGTTTGAGAGTTTGGCCACGACTCGCTGATTGGTGCCGTACTCCAGCCACCACTGATGAAACGCACGGTCGGGGCCAGCCTGAACCGTGCCGCCAGCAGCACTGGTGGACTTCCCAACGCCAGCACGGTTGTAGCCAATCAGGCCCACAGCCACGCCGCTGTTCTTGTACGGCACGATCTTCATATTCACGGCACGCTTAAGGTTGCCCGTGGGCCCCACTGGCGTGTTCTCTCGCAGCCGCCTCATCGCAGGAAACAGCGCCTTATCAAGTGCGTCCGCCAGCGTAACGGCGAGCCCTGCGTTGTCGAAGACTTTGCCAAGCGACTCCTGCAGCCGCAGAAGCTCGGACGTGTCTAGCGAAAGGTTGACGCCAGCAACGGCCATCTATGCGGCCTCCTGGCAGACGAGCTCGTGCTCGCTACGGTTCCCGTGCTCGAGCAGGCTCACGATCTCTAGCGTGCGGCCACGCCAGACAATCCGCATGGATTGCGTCAGCCCGTCGAGCCACCGCATGCGGACGCGGTGCGAAACCTCAATCTGCTGTTGCCCGTACTGCAGAAGCTCACGGGAAGATACGCCTTCCACGCTGGCCCAGCGTTCAGCAAACGTGGCCCACGAAAGCACGGTTTCCCCAAGAGCGTTCCGAGACTCGGACGCCTGCTGCACCGTCACACGCTCGCGGAGGCTGCCGGCGTCAATCATGTGCCGTACATCGCAATGGTGTACGAGGATGTGCCTGCGTTTGTGCGCACTGTCGGCAGCTGCCCGGCGTCACCAAAATCACCATAGGAGCTTGAAACAATGCTTAACGAGTTTGCGTCCACGGTCACAGTCGGGTTATTCACAACCAAGGCAGCAGGCCCGGACTTAATCACGTAGCGCTCAATCTCAAAGAACGAAACCAAAGCGCCGCTCGCGTCCCTGTAGGCTGTCGGCGCGACTTGGATAGTTACGGCACTAGTGCCAACCGTGCCGCTCACGATAGCCACCTTCCCAGTGGTGTAGGCCCGCGAGTCCTGCAGGCTCGTCACCTTAAGCGATGCCGTGCCGTCCTTATCGTGGAAAAGAACGTCTACGTTGATTCGTCCTTCAAGGCTCATTGGTAGCTGCCCCATTTCTGTGACGAGAGAAGCGATTCCACAGCAAACTCCAGCGGCTTGCTGATGCTGCCAACGAGCACCGTGCTGCGGTTCTCGTACCAGTGGCCCACAAGCATCAGGCAGGCGTGGCGGATGGACGCAGGCACGCTTGAGCCAGCGGCCCCGTAGCCGGCCCACCACGTCACGCTGATGGCGTTGTCATCCATAAGGTGCGGCGGCCACGTCTGGCCGTACAAAGTCTTCACCGCCCCAGGCGTGCTGCTGCGGTCCACGCGGTAGCTGGCCGTGGAATAGGTGGCTGTCGTGCCGTTCTCGTAGGTGAACGTCAGTGCCACAGCCGTGGTCGTGCCGGCCGTCGCCATGGGCGGCCGTGGCAGCTCAATGTCATGGGTGCCATCTGGCGGGAACGAGTCGAACCGCATCACCCACTGAGTATTGACCAGCGTGCGATCTAGGTACTGCTCGCACCACTCGCGGGCCGCCGTGATCAGCGTGCCGATGTAGGCGTCATCGCCGCTGGTATCAACCCGCAGGTGGGCCTTGGCTTCCGCGAGCGTAACGGGCTCAACGGCTGGCGGCGTCTGTCGAGTCAGGCTTCGATACTGCACGGCGGCCTCTTCGCTTTGGGGTGGCGTCTGCGGTTTCTACGTCGTGCTCAAGGGCAGCCGTTTCAATCAGCGACGGCTGGTGGTCTTCAACCGCGACACGCTGAGCGAGCAGCTGCGTGGTGATGCCGCCAGGAAGCTCAGCCACTTGCCCCTTGCGGTAGCCACGCCACGCGCGGGTAAACATAATCTTCGGCATTAGCCCACACTCCATGCAGATTCTGGCGGCTTGCCCGTGTTCGTGAACTCAGTCGTCCACTGAAAAACAGGGGCAGCAAGGTTCTTGCCGGGCCACGTCACCACGTACTCACCGTGGCCCAAAACGACACGCGGCGAGACAAACACGCGGTTGCCAGAGTCGCGCCAGTTTCGCCACCACCAGATGTCTGGATCGGTGCGGCCATCGTTCCATGAGCCTTGTGGGTCTGGCTTGCTCCAGAACCACGGTTTCTTTGTTCTCTTGAGTGCCGCCGTACTGATGACGGTGCAGCCAAAGTGTGCCGTGTCCACTTCCTGCACGGGCTCAGCGAACCATTCTTTCGGCACCTGCGTGTGCCCATCATCTGGCGGATTGTCCAGCGTGCCCTTGAGCGTGAGCATGGGGCGGCCGTCTTCGCGCTTCGTCTGCATGCCAGTGATGGCGTCGCACTGAAACGTCATCGCCATGGCAAACAACTGCTCGATGTCCTGCTTCGTAAAAAATGTGTCGTAATCAATGGCCAACAGGTACTCAGCCGAGTCGATGAACTGCTCCATGACGCGGGTGTTCACCTGATCCCAGAACGCACCCGTGCCCATCGTAGGGCGAATGCCAAGCGGCATGAGTGCTTGAGCCCAGGCGAAGTGATTGGCCGTAAACGAGAGCCGTGGCATGGAGAGAACGGCCTCCACCCGGATGTCAACTTCAGTGCCACCTACCTTGACCAGCATGCGTGCCTCAAAAGAGAGAGCGGGCGGCCCCGTCGTGGAAGCCGCCCGCTCAAGATTGCACACTCGTCAAGCCGTCAGGCTCACGCACCCACCAGGCCGATGATCGGGCCGGCTACGGTGTCGGTGCCCAGGTTCGCGTGCGTGATGGCAACGCGAGCCACAGCCCGGATTACGGTCTGGTCGCTCAGGAAGTTCACCTGATCGCTGCTGGCGATCTCGATGGCCTGGCGGATGCCGTAGTAGGAACTGTTCGCCATGTTCCCGTAGAGGGCCATGATCGCACTCGTCGAGTCCGCACCGCTTGGGAGTCGGTCGGTGAGAACCACCGGCGAACCCAGAAAGGTCGGGCCCATGCCAGCAGCCAGACCAACCGAGCCGCCCTGGGCAAGGTC